TTGACTTAAACAAAACACCTTCAGTGTCTTCAAACACTCCAGTGATTTGTGCGCTTACACTTTGACCAGCTGTTACAGCTCCTAAAGTAATTTCTAATCCTCCTGTAGCGTTTACCGTTACGGCTGTAGCTGTTGGTCCTCCTATTGTAAAGTCAGCTAAATCTAGCTCAGTAGAAGTTAACGTTCCGTCATATTTACTCACAATCTTACCTATAACAGTAGTTGCTCCGTCTGCTGGTGCTACTAAAGAAATCTGTAATTGATTTACACCATTTAGCTCAAGTAAACTGAAATCGATTTCGTCTGAGTTGATAAAAGTTTTGCCGTTATCCATTTGCTCACGATTTGTAAACTGAAATTCAACACCTGTTTTTGTGGTAGTTGCTCCACTTGCAAAGTCAATCATCATTGCGTTAACCATACCAGCGGAAAAGCCTGTGCGCTTTCCTGACTTAGAGGTTGCAAATAGTGCGTTACCTGAGCTGTCTATTAAAACTACATCGTAAGCATTTTGACTGTTAAGACTGGATAATGCGGTGTCGAATAAAAGACCATTTACATATTTGAACATAAAACCATAAAGACCTTTAGTCGCCACGGCAGTAACACCACCTGAACTCGTTTCTTTTTGATCATCTGCATTTTGTATTTCTACGCTAAAAGGATTACTCGCCACCTTTAGTTTCCCAGCTACTTGTAAAGCTCTTAAGCTTGCTAAAGTAAAATCTGACGGTAATTCTGTACCGCGATTTAAAAACAACGTAGCACCTCCCGCCATGTCATTAAAATTAAACTTGCAGTGCGCGAGACCTAAGCCTTGAGCGTCTGAAACACCACAATTTAAAAGGTTTGAAATTACTGATAAATTTGCCATTATTTAATTATTTTATTTGATTTGTAAAATTGAACACCATTCGCTTCTAAGCCAATCTTTTGACCTATTTTAAATCCAAATCCCTCACGTATTACCGTGTACAAACTTGTTTTTACTTTTGGTGTTGCTACCTCTGTAGACTCTTCGACTATCTTACTAGCCTGTTTTTTTCTTGCCATCTTTTTAATTTTAGCAGTTATTCATAAAAGTTGCATCTATTGAGACCCTAACAGCATCCCATAAATCAACTACCTCATCATTCGGTGATGTTATAGCATAGTTAGGAAAATCTTCAAACGTAAACTCGCTTTTGTTTATAGTTATGTTCCTACTCTTATTAAGAGCTTGCAAGAACACTTCCATAAAAGGATAAAGTACAGGTTTAAAAGTGCTTTCCAATCTGTCGGGATTCATTAAATCGGTTTCGTTCTTTGTGAAATTAATAGCGAGAATAAAGTCGCACGTTTGCGATATTTCATTTACTCTATTAGTTTTCTCACTTGGAATTTGCCAAATTAAAGGATAGGATTTATTTTTGTAAATAGTTAGATATTTGTTAAGCTCGTTTTTGTCTCCCCAACCGTAAACAGGTTTCTGATTTCTATTATCAAATAGATTTACAGCCACCATTTTGGCTACTTCGACTTTAATTATGTCTTCAACAATTATCATATGCCCATCTTATTTTCATCTTGATAGATCAACTTGTTTATATCTGTGTATGTACCTACATTTGTTTGCTCGTAGTGGTCGATATACGTTAGTAAGTCAACGTAAGCCCCTGAGTTATTACTTCTAAAATAATCTGTAATAGTTCCGTAGGATGTATGAAACACCCTTGGAAAATTAATATTATATTCATTGTAAAATTCAACGTCTCCCTGATATTGATCAATAAATAAATTCCATTGATCAACGTATAAAGGAGTTACATTTACTAACTCGCTTGCTTCCGTTTTAAGCTTGCTAACACCTCTTATAAGATAGGAATACAAGTCGTCGGATAGATACTGACAGAAAATGTACTTAACGATTAAGCCTTGTGCATCTGCTAATCCTTTCCACTCTTTTTCCTTACCTTCATAGGTGTATATCTCACCATTTACTAGCTTTTGTAACCATACTGGCGCACCTTCGTCAAGCACGCCATCTGTATAGTTAGCCACAATTGTAGCCCATAAACTAGGCTTTAAAGCGTTAGTAATCAGCACACGCTCATGATAAGAAATAACATCGTCCAACGTCGATTCTGTTTGTATTACGTTTGGATTACGAGTCGTTATATTATTATCTGGGATTTTATTAACCCCTCTTTTAAAGAATGTGCTGTTTACTATCATTGCTTTTTCTTTGTAGTTTTCTTAACTTTTGGATGTTGCGCAATACCTCTTTTGATTAAATTTGCTGCGGTAGTTTTATTTCCTACTTTAACTATTTGATCTTTTTTAAATATTGAAAAATCATCTTTAAATTGAATTAACATTATGCAGGGTCAGATTCTAGAATTGCTAAAGCCGCATCAACATCTAGAACTTTTCTAAATCCTGTTTGGTCTACAGTTCTGATAAGCATTAACAAACGCTTACGAGCTTTAATAGTTAACTCATCTTCGTTAAATTGAGTTCCAACTAGACCCCTAGAAATTACTACACCAGCTTTCTCATATATACGGGCATATCTTCTGTCTCCGATTACTATACCGTTGTCAGGCATATTCTCATCAACTAAAACTAACAAGCCTCCTACACTACCAGTGTTTTCATCAAAGATATAGTTGTTGTTTGCGTCTTTCGCAAGAACTAAATCTTCCATAGTAGAAGAACTTACAACAATAACATCAGGTCTGTATTTTGATCCTCTAGTCCTTGTTATGTCGTTCTTAACTTTGATTGCTAAATCCTTTAGATTTGCAGCAGGAATTGAACTTGCAACTGCTGTATAAGCTGGAACGCTTACTGTTAATCCTTTTAGATTTTGACCTGTGTTATCACCATTAATCAACTGACTATCGATAATTGTTTCAACGTTTACATTCAAAAACATATCTAGTTCAGCAGCAGCCTGTGCCTCATCTTCAAAGAACTCTTCCGTTACTGGCAAAGTATCTCCAACTTTTCTAAGCGGTAAAGAATACCATTCCCACTTTGCAGTAGACTCAGGAAAAACAGCACCTTCAGCGACCATTGCGGCACTTCTAACAGTAGTTGCAGCGTCCCAATCTCTGTAACGAACAACACCGCCAGTATTAGAGTCGGAAACGGTTATTTTAGGTAACGCGTTATAAAGTGATCTTTCTTTAACTCCTAGTTGTCCGATGTCTGGTAAGAAAAAGCCTTGAGCGTTGTTTGCTACTGAGGCACGACTTGTAAGGGCTTTAATCTCTACTTCACCCGCTTGACCTTTAGCTATTTCTTTAATTTGCTCTCTTTTCTCTACTAATTCCTTAGCAATAGAAAGAGAAGGTGTGTTGCCTTGTGATTTCATTTCTTGTATTACTTCGCCTTGCTTAGCTAATGCGTCTTCTAACGCCTTAACTGTTTTTGTGTCTACCAATCCTTCGAGCTTGGTAGATTGCTCTGTTTTAAAGGTTTCAAAAGCATCTTCAATAGTTTTTACTTCGTCCTTTGTTGCTGCTAGACCTAAGTCTTTTTGGAACTGCTCAACGGATTTATTTACGCTTTCTGCGATTTCCTGTGGTGTCATTTCTGCCATCATTTAAAATTTAAAAAATTATACATTTCATTTATTGCAGTGATATTATCGGCTGCCCCTTTAATCGCAAGAGTGTCATTAGACGGCTCTAGTTTATTTTCTAGCGTTCCAGTTGCGTTGTTTGATCCAAACACAACTAAACTACTTTCTTTTACATTCTTTGCTTCTTGAACTATAAAGAAATAATTAATCTCTTCAAACTCATCTTTGTTTGCTATTTCTTTAATGTAAGTGTCAAAATTTAATTTCTCTAGCTTATCGTTAACGTTATCGCTATTTAAAGCAAGCTCTATCTTGACGTATTGCATCCTTACGCTTGCCTCTATCTCATCACCACTATTAAGCCATTCTTTAGCCGCTTCATTAATTACCTTGTCTTTAGGTATTTTATAGATTAAAGCTTGTGTGTCTCCTTCATAATCTTTACCTATTGATCTGAAAGGTATTTCCGCAACGATCATTTCTACATATTCCTTTCTTGTAATTACCTTATCAATTTCTAGTTTGTGATCTGCTACTAGATAGTTCTTTCCTTGCTGCTCTTGTACTGTTTTACTCCAAATGCCGTTTAAATGTACGTCCATATGACTATCTAATACCTTAGTAGTGTTTACTACTATATAGTAGAAGTCATCATTTAACTCAATGTTTTTTAACGTCTCTAAGTGCTTAGTTACATTTATTAATTTAGTTTTAACGCTTGCGCCCTTATCACAAGATTTAAGAGTGTTAGCCATTTTAAAAGATAATATTTCTTCTTTGTTGTCCTTTAGAGCTTTAAACAAATCAATCTTATTATCAAACGTTTTATTTAGTTCTTTACAATTAAACATTTTCTTTCCCTTTTAAAACATCAACACTTAGTTCTTCACTACCTTTT